ATGCTCACTTTAGACGAGATAGGTCAATCTGTTCGTAACAACATTCAGTTAGTTATTGACCATGTGGGGTTGCCTCTCGCAGTTGGCCCGATCAGTGATGAGGATTACAAGATCCTCTGTGGTGGTTATGGCGAGCTTGAGTGGGACTATATGCTCGGTGCCTATGGTAATTCTGATGACAAGTATGAATTTTGCATCAAACTTGTTCAGCAAGGAGTAGTGCAAGGGATTCCTTCAGGGGCGGCAATTTGTGTTTATGGGGTTGAAGATAAAATCTTTCGCATCCATATTGTTGAAAGGTTCTCAAGGGAAGATGAATCACACCCACTAAAAGGGCGCATGGTTTTGCTCACACTAATGAGTGCCTTTGTTTTTTGTAAGGCTGTCGAGTGTGAGGTTGTTCAAATTGTTGAACCAGTTCCTGAGCTGCAGCCATTTTATGAGTCGTTCGGTTTTTGCATGGAAAAGTGTGGTTACGTGATGTCTACAGCCACAGATAATCTACAAGAGACATTTCTTAAATTCGCACAATAGGTGTAGACGCCGAGTGTCTACAGATTGTAGGATATCCATCCGGATTACCTTAAAGGTACATCTGGGACAGTCGTTATGTATTCTCACTACTAAAAACGATGTCACCAATCGGAGGAACCGATTGGCACAAGTTGGCTGGACAAGCTAGCTTTAACTAAGAGGTTAGAGGCGCCCTTATCGTCTCGGGAGTTTTCTATGAAAGATCAAAAAGCAACCAAGCCACAGGTTAAGTTCGACACAATGAAAGCATTCGCAGGTATGGGTGCTGCTGTTGAAGTTCTGATGAAGGCTGCTCCTAACGCGTTCACTCACGCTATTGTCTCTGGTAAAGAGCAGCAGGGTAAGCTTCGTCGTCGCAAGGCAGCATGATCATAGCTGGTGCTTTTTGAAAGCCCGCCATCTGGCGGGTTTTTCTTTTTTTATCGGTGCAGAACTCAACTATTTTTCTGTTTGTTCGTTCTGACCCTTTCCCATTCAATTCTGCCTTCTTCACGCCGCTGGTCTATATACTCAGCAAGATCCTGAATGTTGATACAGCGCTTCGCTTTCTGTGATGTTCCTACACGGTAAGTCGGGATCGGCAACTGACAGGCATTTGCTTTCGCTTCTGCTGTGTTAGGGCTCATACCGAAATACTTTTGGCATACCGCTGACAGCTCGATGTTAGGCGTGTTGAACTCAGCCATAAGTAAAAACAAAGTATTCATAGACGTTCTCCATACAACCTGGCTGCACCCAGGGGAAATTACAGGTTGCTGCTGGTGGCCGGAATCAACTTCTGCCAGATCGCGGACACGTATTTTGCCTGATGTCGCGCATCGGCCAGTGCGTTATGTGCAACCCCATCGAATGGCATATCTCGCTTTGGATCGAAACCCACCACTCTGCCTAATGTGACGATGGTTCTGACGTCGTGATCGTTCCAAAATTGCCACGGGCAAACCTGGTCGGCGCGCTCATATGCGCCGCGCAATATAACGTTGTCGAAAGTAGATCCATTGCCCCAAACTTTTAAATATTTGGGGTTATCAGAATGCCGATTAATGATAATGGCTCAGTTCAGATAGGGCAGACGATATCGGCATCGCATCATCAACACAGATTGCTGATCGTGCTTCTGAGCTTTGTCTTAACCACCACAGAATAGTGTCACCATCCGGCACCGCACCCTGCTCCATAGCGCTTTCAAGGTTAACGGCGGTGTAAAACTCCTGACCCAGTTCACCGCTTTGCGGATCGAAGAACACGGCACCAATGGAGACGATAGGGGCATTTGGTTTTTTGCCCATGGACTCAAGGTCGATCATTAAATTGTTCACGTTATACATTCTCCTGCTGAGGTGCTGCTGGCAAATTGCATCCCATACATGGACACGGGAAAGTATTTGCTGACTTTTTCCAACGGAAATAACCTGTACCGCCGCAGTATTTGCAGGCTGTCCCCTCCGGAGTCACAAGCGAGTTGTCGGATTCCTTGATATGTAGCCTTGGCTTACCGTCTTTCGGCTCAGGCCATTCGCGCTGTTTGTTAATCACCAGCTTTTCTACCATCGCTTGGGTAATCTGCTCGTCACTGATACCGGCACGACGTTGCGCATCCCATAACAGGAACTGCATGTCAGCCCATTCGCTAAGGTCGCCTGGTTCCGCAGCGGCCTCGAGCGCTTCTTTGGAAAGGTGCTTCAGCGGACCAACTGGGCCGACATCCCCGAAAGTAGCCAGTGACCATGCTGCATGTTCACGGCGTACTTGTTCGCGGGCCATCGACTCCAGAACCCCATTAAACACTTTCACAGCATCAGCCATTGCGTAGCCGAGATTGCCGCCGTCGCTTTGTGCTGCTGCTTTGCTGAGTATTTCGCTTATCTGGTGCAGGCGATCGAGTGATACAGGACCGTGCGCCGGGTGGTTGTTAGTTGTCATGCGTTAGTCCTCACGGTTCTAAACAAGACTGATTGCTGAAAGCCGGTAAGAAACCATAGCCCATCGACTCGCTGGCTCATCTCATACCAGTCTTCCGGGTTAAGGTCGGACACGAGGTTGTCACCACAAATACAAGTATCTGGTCCGCGCTTCTCGGAATCATAAATATCACCAGGTGAGAACCACTCAGGATTAGTGGAATGAACACACTCCATTTTGGTTACGCCAGCCATCTATTCATCCCCCTCACACCGGAATCCTGCCAAGCGAATCTTCCGTCTGGCGAGCGTAATAGCCTCTTCATATGCTTTTTCTTGCTCATTCCAGTAGCCGTTTGTTTTTGGCAGCAAAACGGGATTAGCTAACTTTTCCTCCAGTTCTGCTACGCGCTGCCGAGCAGACTGATAAGCATCGATAACCACGTCCAACAATTGCCCGTCACACAGCAGTTTGCTAAGTTCAGGCTTCCACGCTACGCAGTCATCATTCGGGTCCTGCATGTTGTAGACGTAAGTATCAAAGGCTCCCATAAAGCGCCCGAATCCACCTTTGTCGTCTACAAGCACTTGCCAGGCGCGGAGAAGAAACAGTTTTTGGTTACGATCTAAATCCGTTCGGGATAGCTCATCAGCGATAATGCTGCTTTCACTACCGTGCCAGCGAGCGTCATTGCGTTGTGCAGCATGAAACAACTTCCAGAAATACTCGGTTTCTTTCTGGTCAGGACGGCATTGCTTAATTGTATGCACTGTCATGCTGCACGCTCCTGTTTGTTAAGTTCGGTCATTGGACTGTTCCTTTTCTGACTCTGCTCAATAACTGGTTAAACATCATGGTTAGGCTGTTACTACACCCAAACGGCATATCGTTAACACGGTATGTCGGAATGCCCTTGCGAACACCAGACTTCACGATCCGGCCGGTGCCATAGAGTTGCGATAATGCGCCAGCGACCGCGGGTGTCTTTTTGTTCATACCTTTGGCGATTTCACCGCTGGTGGTATTCGGATGAGTCTGGAGATATTCAAATACGGTCATGGTGTTTTACCTTTACGTTCCTGTTCCAGTTGCACCAGAGACTCTTTTAATGCTGCGAACGTAGCGTCCAGTCTGGTGGCGACTTCGCGCATAAGCGGTGCATGCTTTGGTGGCAGTTCAGCAACGGAGGCAAAAGCCTCCGCAACGAGTTCTTTTACCTTCATGCGGCGCATTGGCGCAGCTCCACCAGTTCGTTAAAGCGGTTCATGAATAGGCCATAGGCTTGACCAGGGCGGAGCGGGATAACCTGAACGAGATCAGAGCAGGGAATACCTTCGAGAATTTCCCACTTCGAACCGTCATCGATTTCCAGATCACGGCGCTCGGTGGCTAACATGGTTAGATCGGCATATTTTACGACAACAGCTTGTTCAAGAGAGATACCGAATTTAAAGCGGATAAGACCATCAACATAAGTTTCCATGCGCTGGTAGTCAGGCAGCAAGGCTTTGAGCGGGGCCGGAATATCTTGGCAATATGCCTCCGCAGCGTCGTGCATCAGCGCTTCAAAGGCGAACTCTGGCGGAACAATCTGGCTTACAAGCACAGAGTGCTGGGCTACGCTGTAGAACTCTGGAAGATGCCCAGCGAATCGACAGATGTTGGAAAGAGCAGTCGCGATATCCTCAACATCGATATCGTCGATAGTGGCGGTCAGGTAGTTAAATTTTTTGCCGGATAATGTCTGAATGTAGCTCATGGTTTTCTCCATATTGGCGCGCTGCACCGCGCAGATTTTGGTTGCACGAATCCCTCGCCGGTTGGCGATAATTAATGGAATTACGCTTCAATAAATCCCCGCGGCGCCGGGGATTTAATGCAGAGCAATTAGGCTTTAAAGTTACCGATGAAAGTTTCCACTGATTCACCTTCGAACTTGCTGATCAGCAAATCGCGGAATTCGTTGGCAATCTCTTCTTCCTGGGCTTCAAGTTGGACGATGCGCAGAACAAAGCAGGGTTCATCGCTAGTCAGCAGGCTGTTACGCAAGCTAAAGCGGCGTTCGCCCAGACCTTCATACGGCACACATTTGAACTCGAACGCCACAGGCATTACGTCTTTGCTGCTTGCTTCAACGCTTTGCATCAGCGATTTTTTACCAGCGAAATCACCAGTTTCATGGTCCTGCTGGGTTGCTTGCTGAATAGTGATACGACGCACAGCCTGAGCCGCCTGGGAAATCTGCATCGCATTGCCATCAGCATCAAACGCCAGCAGGTAATCGCTCCAGTCTTCCAGCCATTCAGCGATTTGCTTTTGCTTCAGGCGTTGGCCATCGATTTGCAGTAACGCGCGGAACGGGGCGGTTTTCTTCAGGGTGATTGAAGCAACGTTATCGGCGTGACCGGGATTATCCAGGGTGCCGATGTTGAACACTGAACGGGCGGTCATATTGTCAGCGTCAATGAAGCAACGAGCTGGCTCACTGTCGCTGGCGTAACCTTTAGAATAACGTGCGAAGTCGTCAATACTGGTTGTGGTCATTGCGCCACGAAAGCGGAAACGCTCCAGAGAAAAGCGCTCGAGGCTTTCAACGCCAGTACCCTCTGGCAGTAATGCGGTCGGGCAAGCCAGGCCATGAATATCATTCAGGTGATAACCGGAAAGAACCAGGTCTTTGACCTGCTTGAAGGTACCGCTGTCTAACTGAGACATAAAAATTCCTTATTAACTGATGATCAAAGTGGTATCAGTGAGTTTGTTGTTGCGGATCACTGAGCCGCTTTAAGCTTTCCATCCACCGCGCCAGTGATCCCGAACAGTTGACCCTGATCTTCCTGCAGGATGGTTAGCTTCCCGCCTTTGTTGACCCACATCGGGGTTTCGGTTGTGTCCTCTTCTGAGGCTTTACCACGCGGTGTTGGGGTGCTGTAGTTCAGCTTGTGCTTGATCTTGACGCGCTTCTCTTCAACGGAATTACCCATGCGCTCAAAATCAAATGTGAGGACTACTTTGCCTTTGTTGCCGTTGTTCAGAACGCCAAGCGCGGTGGTATTAAGTGCTGCCGCGATTTTGTTCATGAACACGCCGGCATCCAGTTCGCCAAGAAAATCTGGCACTACGGTCATGCGGTCATTACTCATGGTTTTACCCTCGTTAAGGCGGCTGCAACCGCCGAACTTTCTCCATACACAACAGAGAAGGGCACCTGCATTTGTAGGCGACTGCAACCGCCATCCTCTTGCCGGGTGGATTGGGTTATGAGCCCGTCGCCCGGTGATGCCCTTTTCTGTTGTGCCCTGAAAAAGGCTGACGGTTACCGGACAAGTGGGAAAACACCGGGCCGCCAGAACAGGGAGTTACTTGTTATTGCTTTGGCCTGCTTTTAACCACATCAGGCGCGGTGGTAGGTACTTAGCTACCTTGTGGCACTTGCTTTCGATGAGGCAAGATAGACATCCAAATCACTTTTTAGGTAAGTAACCTTTCTACCAATTTTTAAAAAAGGTATACGAACCTTTCCGGTGCTAGCCCAATTAGCTAATGTTTGCGCCTCCACGCCGATATAAGCGGCGGCGGCAGCTCTATTCATCTTTTCATGTTGTTCAGACGGAATACACGTGGCTTCAAAATCAAAGCCCAGCATTTCAAAGGCATAGATAATAGAACCCAATGCCATTTGTTTAACTGTTCCGTAGTTACTGCTTTCAACTTGGCTTAATGCAGTTTTTGCTGCTTCAATCACCACAAGCCAGGCATCTCGTTGATTTTCGAAACTGTCATCCATATCCAATCTCCTGCCATGTGCGAATCATCCGGTTATTCATACGCCACCGGCGGCTACTTCGTGGGCGTCCTGCCTGTTCGCTGTTGATGAAATAAGATTACAGATAAAACTGTTAGAATGTCAACAGTAAAAACTGTTTTATTGGTTTTGTATACACTGAAATCTGTAATTTGTTGTTTTGAAGAAGATTCAAGGCACAAAAAAAACCGGCAGTGCCGGTTTTTGTTGAATGGGGAGGTTATCTTTTACGTCTGTAAATTCTATGCTCTATCATCACGCCGATTATTTTTAATGGGCGATCGGTGCTATTGATTGTGGGGTAATCGTCATTTAATGGAACCAGTTCGTAATGCTGCCTACCTGTTAAATCAGTAAATGTAGGTCGATACTTTTTAAAAGTTGCTTCGTTATTTCCATTTTTTGCGACAACAAACTCACCTGGGATCGGCTCCAACTCAGGATCCACAATGATAATGTCCCCCTCTTTGAAGTCAGGTTCCATTGAGTCTCCCTCTATTCTAAGAGCGAAGGTAAACTCTGACATGTCAGTGTCGGTCATGATGTATTCGAAACTTCCGTCAAACGCATCAATTGGGTGTTTTTCTGCCAAGGCACCGGCCTGGACGTAACTAATCAAAGGGACCTTCCTTGAGTTAACATCACTGAGAGGCATGAATGGTCCACCATTCATCAGCCAAGTAGGATCACATTTAAGTGCTTTACTGATACCTACTATGTTGCGTGGTTTTTTAGTTTTACCATCCTCAATGCTTGCCCATGATTGCTGGCGAATGCCAGCCTTTTCAGCCGCTTGTTCTTGAGTAAGACCAAGTTCAATTCGCTTTTGTTTTACACGATCTGCAAGGCTCATAGCTCCTCCATTCCCATGGCCTCATGTTCACAGTTTAAACTGTGATTGACAAACAGTAGTGTCTGTTCAAGAATACAGATAAAACTGTGGAGGTGTTATGGAATCAATTTCTCAAAGATTAAAATGTAAACGTGAAGAGATGAATCTTTCACAAACCCAACTTGCTGAATTGGTGGGTATGACTCAACAGTCCTTACAAGCCATCGAGGCGGGGCTAACTAAGCGTCCTCGTTACATCGTCGAATTGTCCTCCGCTCTGAACTGTGACCCTCATTGGTTGCTTTACGGAGAAAATATAAATCAAGAGATTAACGGTCATTGACTGTATTAGAAACCACAGAAATTAGGGGACAACCGTGGATAAACAACACTGGAAAGTAGAGCGGCAACCGGCATGGCTGGTGGCTGCAATCAAAAGAACTATTGCCGAAATGCCAGGCGGCTATGCCGAAGCCGCTGAATGGCTTGGCCTGTATCGCGCTGGAAAACTCTCAACGGATGCGCTCTACAACAGACTGCGTAACGAAGGTGATCAAATTTTCCCGCTTGAGTGGGCGATGGTGCTTCAGGATGCAAGCGGTACTAAGTATGTCACCGATGCGATAGCCCGCCGTAGTGGTGGCGTCTTCGTTCCGCTAGTGGAAGTTGATGATCTTGATAACGGCGATATCAACCAGCGCCTGATGGAGTCAATCGAATGGATTGGTAAACACTCGCAGTACCTGCGTAAGGCAACCGCTGACGGGGTTATTGATCCGGCAGAACGTGAGCAGATCGAAGAGAACAGTTATCAGGTGATGGCTAAGTGGCAGGAGCATTTGACGCTACTCTTCCGTGTTTTCTGTGCACCAGAAAAGAGTGACGCCCGCGAGTGTGCAGCTCCGGGCGCCTTGGCGAACAACTCTTCGAGTATGGAGAAATAATCCGCATGAGCAGTTTAACGGCTTTTAGCCGTCTACCGCAACTCAGGATGATCCCGGTTTCGGGTACTCCGTTGTTTCGGTATGAACGCAGATTATCAAACCGCTGGGTTCCGTGTAACCACAGTAGGGCGGTTTCAATTGTGGGGGTCTACAACCGGAGGGCAAAACGCCTGTGCGCGAACTTAACCGAAGGTTCAAAGACCACCGTGGAGTGCCAGTCCGTGTTATCCGCTGGGAGCCAGAAACACAGCGCGTTATCTACCTGCGAGATGGCTATCCACACGAATGTTTCAGGCCGCTTGAGCAGTTCAGGCAAAAGTTCAGGGAGATAACGGACGATCATGAGCACTAAATTAACCGGCTACGTATGGGATGGTTGCGCAGCGTCGGGCATGAAGTTGTCCAGTGTTGCGATCATGGCTCGCCTTGCTGACTTCAGCAGCGATGAAGGTGTGTGCTGGCCGTCAATTGAAACTATTGCTCGCCAGCTTGGCGCAGGCCCGAGCACTATCAGAACGGCAATCGCAAAGCTTGAAAAAGATGGCTGGCTCACACGTACACAGCGCCGTAATGGTAACCGTAATGCTTCGAACGTGTATCGGCTGAATGTGGCGAAACTTCAGACTGCCGCATTTTCTCAACTGTCAGATTCTGACACGTCAAAATCTGACACGTCAAAATCTGACGCATCAAAATTTGACGCCTCAAAAACTGACCCGTCGAAATCTGGCAAAAACGATGGTTTTGACCCGTCAGAATCTGGCGGGGATCCGTCAGTAAAATCAAAACAAGATCCACAAGTAACTTCAAAACCCTCTTGTCCGGTTGCGGCGCAACCCGACCCTGAGGTTGTGATTACTGATCAGGCCAGACAGGTTTTGTCTTACCTGAATCAGACTACTGGCTCACGCTACCAGGTATGCAGCACGTCGCTGGAGAATATTCGCGCCCGTCTTCGGGAACAATTCACTGTTGATGACCTGTGCTTGGTAGTGGATTACAAAAATGCCGATTGGCGTGATAGCGAGCAGGCGCAATACCTCCGCCCGGCAACTCTGTTCATTCCAAAAAACTTCCCTGGTTACCTGCAAAGCGCGACCAAATGGTCCAGTGCTGGCCGGCCTGAACGCGTTAACGGCAAATGGGAGACTAACTCAGCCAGCCGCGCAAACTTCCAGAGTGTTGATTACTCACTGCCAGAAAATTCGGGGTTCCGTTCATGATGACCAATAAATATTGCCAGGCGCTGGCGGCACTGCGTAGCAAACCAGCTCACGAATTGAAAGAGGTTGGCGATCAGTGGCGGACACCGGATCTGCTTTTTTGGGGGATCAACGCGCTATTTGGTCCATTAGTTCTGGATTTGTTTGCTGACGACGACAACGCGAAATGCCCGGCATGGTACACCGCCGAAGATAACGCGCTGACGCAGGACTGGTCTGAACGTCTGGCTGAACTGGGTGGCGCTGGCTATGGCAACCCACCGTATAGCCGTTCGCAGTACCACGAGAAGCAGGCGATCACCGGCATGACGCACATCATGAACTACGCAGCAGCCCAGCGCGAGAAGGGCGGTCGCTATGTATTCCTGATAAAAGCCGCGCCGAGTGAAACGTGGTGGCCGGAAGATGCCGATAACATTGTATTCATTCGCGGGCGCATTGGGTTCGATCTGCCTGTGTGGTTTGTACCTGCTGACGAAAAACAGAAACCCACCAGCGCGTTTTTTGCCGGTGCCATAGCTGTATTCGATAAGTCATGGCGTGGCGAGCGGTTCAGCTATATCAACCGCACAGAACTGGAGGCAAAAGGGCGGGCGTTTATGGCTTTGGCACAATTTGCTGCCAGCAAGTCTCAACCTGTAACTGCCACACCTCCTGCAGCTGATAAGCCAGAAGCAGAGTTGCCACTCACCCAGAAAGATATTTTTGCTATCAGCGGTGTCGAGGCGTGGGCATGCGTTAGAGCTGCGTTTGGCGATAAAGAAGAATACACATTCAGTGAATCGAAGTTTGGGCATACCTGGGCGGCGGATTCTGTCGAAGCACCGGAATTCACTCAGGTATCACCTTTAACGATCGACAAAGCGAAGCTGCTTATTCGTGAGAGTATTTTGTTCGGTGTGGATGAGTGGCTGTTGTCGATTGAATTCGATGACGCTGCTGTGCGCCTGGATATGTCGGAACGTATTCGCACTGTTGCCCTTGAAGCATCCGGTGAATATGGCATGAACAGCACTGACTTCATTGCAGCCATGGGAAGCCTGGATGTTTCCAGTTGGTCCAATATTCGCCAGATCCGCATGCACATCCGTGAGAAAGCTAAACCAGTATCGGATCCGCTTCCAGAGTCCCGTATCTGGCCGCTGGAGGTTGGAATTGTATTCGACCAGGTGGATGGTGCTGACATGCTGGATGAATCACAGCAGAACAAGCTGAAAGCCAACATCAATCAACTCTGGCTGGAGCGGACGGCCACCAGCGAAATCATTACTGCAGTTTCTGAACTTGTTCGCAATATGCGGGGAGAGGCCGCATGAAACTGGTCCTGCCTTTTCCTCCGAGCGTGAACACTTACTGGCGCGCCCCTAACAAGGGGCCGCTTGCCGGTCGTCACCTCATTAGCGCTGATGGCCGTAAATACCAGAGCGCTGCCTGCGTGGCGATCATTGAGCAATTACGACGTCTCCCGAAGCCATCGACTGAACTGGCAGCGGTAGAAATCACTCTGTACCCGCCGGATGCGCGCCGCCGGGATATCGATAATTACAACAAAGCCCTGTTTGACGCGCTGACGCATGCGGGTGTCTGGGAAGACGACAGCCAGATTAAGCGCATGCTGGTGGAGTGGGGGCCGATAGTACCGAAGGGAAAAGTTGAGATAACCATAACGGCATATAAAAAAGAGGTGGTTATATGTCCAGCTGTGGGTTGAATATTGGTCGTTATGGCAGTAATGTCGGAAAGTGCAAGCGAAAAGGGCGTGCAGGCCCTTCGCAACAATCAGAGTATGGAGAGAATATGAGCAATCATCATGTTATGGGCACTGCTACGCCCAAAAATAGCACTTCATCAGTAATTTCCGTTAATCACTCGTCGGTGCCGGTGATCACTTATCGCAATCAACGTGTCGTGACAACGGATTCCCTTGCTGCCGGTTACGGCACAACACCAGTAAGAATTCAGCAAAACTTCGCTCGAAATGAGCAGCGATTTATCGAGGGTAAACACTTCTTCAAAATCACTGGTGAAGAGCTGAAATCGTTCCGACTATCATTTAGCGATGTGGTTAATAAACACACTACCTCGCTAATCCTATGGACTGAACGTGGTGCATCTCGCCACGCAAAAATGCTTGAAACCGAGTTAGCCTGGGACTTCTTTGAGCAGCTTGAAGATCATTACTTCAATCTTCGTGAGGTCCACGGTGTCATGCTGCCGAATATGTCTGATCCAATAACCCTGGCGCGTGCGTGGGCAGATGCCATGGAGGCAAAGCAGCAGGCTGAGGCGCTTACCCACCAGCAGGCCGAATATATCGAGCATCTCGAGAGCCTCTTCACTGACGGGCTTTCCCCTGTACAGTTCTGTAAGCGTTTGAATGGTGTGAATACCTCCAAGATCAGTGCCTGGCTTGTCTCTGCTAACTGGCTGTACGACGACAATCCCGAAGGCCGCAGTGCACAGTGGCGTGTTCGTTCGTATGCCCGCGACAAATACCTCACCGAGAAAAGCAGTAAAGTATCGCCAAACTCTGCGGTGAGCTTTACTACCTACCAGCCCGTCCTGCTGCGTGAAGGCGCTGTCTGGCTGTACAAAAACTACCTGAAGGGGAAGCTTCCGATGAAGGTCACCTGGAACGGTAGTTTTACCCACGATAAAGATTTAGCAGGGGGTCTCCAGTGAGAGTGACCCCTCCGCACCTTCAGCCTGTATTGTCCAGGGTTAAACGGTTTGTTGAAAAACAACCTGATGGGGCAACGCTCACCCATCTGACGCACAAAGTATCAGCATATAGCTCGTTGAGCCGGAAGGATAAAGAAAACCTGATCGATATCATCCGCGAAAACAGCCTGCTCTGCATTACTGATGACGGCAGGACAACAACCCTGCATCACCCTAAGTTTGGTCATAAATCCGTGGCGCCGGTTATTGCGTCGTCGAAGACATTGAAGGAAGCCACTATGAATAAGCCAACCGTGACCCCTGAAGAATTACGCAAGCAGGCTGAAGCCCTCATTCGTGCCGCTGAAGAAGCTGAAAAAAAGGCAGGTGACCGCGCTGAAATAAAAAAGCAACTCGATCCTCTGAAGCTTGAAATCCTCCAGGCTTATGGAATGGCAAGCCGTAAGTTTGATGAGTTTGTGGATGCTATGGCGGACATGGGGAAGGCCGTACAGAAATTTAAAGATCTGACGGTATAAGGGGTGGGCATTGAGAGCCTTACTTACCCCTGAAATGGTGCCACGCCTTGGCGTGGTGCTGTTCAAGCCAGGACGGGAGTTAATGCCCCTGTTTGCATCAGGTCGCGTGCTGGTTGAACGGGAGCCAGAAAACATGGCCCGGCTTCCGTCTGGTCGGATCCCCGATGCACAGCAACCGCTACTGGAGGATCCCAGCCTTCACACTTTCTTTACCGATGAACGGGTCATTACTGCTGCTGGTGGTATGTCCGGGCTTGAGTTCTGGCTTCGTCAGCGCATTAAAAAGTGTCAGTACCCTTTTTCTGATTACCATCATGCCGAGCTAACGACACTATGGCATCCGCCTGGCGCGTTGGTGGTGTGCTGGCACTGCGATAACAAATTGCGCGGGCAGACAACGGAAAGATTGCAGGCGCTTGCGCTGAACAATGTTGCCGAATGGATTATTGATACCGTACTGGCTGGGCTTGGCTACAACAAAGAGCGCTCCCTCTCTTTAGCCGAACTTTGCTGGTGGGCGGTTCAATCTGGTGTCGCCGATGCTGTCACCGAAGGAATGGCGCAGCGGGCACTACGGCTGCCAGACGAACCATTATTATCTGTTTACCGGGAAAGTGACATCGTACCTATGCCGCCGGCCACCAGCATTATGCAGGAAAAAGTCAGGCCGATTGAAACGTTACCAGCTCGGCGGTCAGACAGCCTGGATGTGGAAACCCAAAAGCCAATACTGACGTTAACCGTCGATCCGGAGTCTCCGGAGTCTTTCATGCTCAGGCCAAAACGTCGCCGCTGGATAAATGAGACGTACACCCGCTGGGTTAAAACACAACCCTGTGAGTGTTGCCGACGGCCAGCAGATGATCCGCACCATATCGTAGGGCACGGTATGGGTGGTACAGCAACAAAAGCCCATGACCTCTTCGTGATCCCTCTGTGCAGAGAGTGCCACGACGAGTTACACGCCGATGTACCAGCATTCGAGCAGAAGCATGGTACGCAGCTTGAGCTGCTACTGCGTTTTATGGATCGGGCGCTGGCGATCGGCGTAATTGCGAAAGCTTAAACGTATGGAGACCGTATGAACCTGGACAATGTTTTAAAGTTTTTTGCGCCTAAAGGCATGCACATCTCAGATACCAGCAGAGCGACAGCAAGTGAGCAACTTACTGTGACTGATGTAATGGCGGCACTGGGGATGACTCAGGCTGATGCGGGCATCGGGCTGGCAATGTTTCTGGGTAAAGCTGGTATCAGCAGCCAGGACAGGGAGGCGTCAATAGTTTGGCTAACAGAGTACGCGAAAGAGCATGCGCCCATGGCGATTCGCAAAGCATCAGGGAAAAAGTTTCCCCTCTGCATGCGTATCCTTGCCCGGTTTGCCTATAACGATTATTCCTCATCAGCCGCTGATAGCGTGGCATGCCCAAAATGTAGTGGTAAAGGGTTGCTTACAACCACTAAAACCGTGACTAAAAGCCATTACACAATGCGATTGCCACAATGGGCAAAAGACCTGAGACAGTCACCATCTGACTTTGAGGTTAAGCGCGATGTAACTGACACTGATCATACGTTATGTTCCCGCTGCCATGGCACCGGAAAGTTAAGTAAGCGATGCCAGTGCGGCGGCACAGGTAAGACTATTGACCGTAAAGCGACAGAACTGCAGGGCGTACCGGTTTACAAAGAATGTAAGCGCTGTGAAGGTCGGGGATACAGCAGGCCAAAATCATCGGTTGCCTATCGCGGTGTTTTTTCCGAGTTGCCCAGTCTGCCAGACCGAACGTGGCGTTATAGTTGGAAACCATTCTATGAAAGCCTGGTGACCAAATGTTTCCAGGAGGAGAGTTATTCAAGCTCTCAACTGAATCGGGTGACTAAAAGTGAAGATGTGATAAATATCGCGTAATTTAGCGTCATGATGTTTGCAATGTTGCCGTTTTTGTGTATATTTGACATCAATGATGGGCTTTGTATAACTATCGATCACTATGATAACCTCACCTCGGTGGGGTTTTTTTATGGTGATAGTATGGAACTGACTAAAGAAAATGTTGCATTAATTGCTGCTTTGGGGATTTTTGTGGGTACATTGATAACTTCTCTTACAAGTTACCTCCAGAACAGTAGTAGGCAGTCGCATGAGTGGCGCTCAGAAAGAAATAGAAGGAAAATTGAAAAGGGTGAACAGCTTTATGAGGCATTAATACTTTATAAAAAATTGCTTTTTGCCAATCATATGAGCTGGATAAATTGTATTGATGGGTGTTTTAAATCTGAGGACATTGGCGATAAATCAGACGAAATTCTCAGTAAAAACCCTGAGTATAAAGGAGTTGGTGATAGAATTATTTTAATCTCTGGTGTTTATTTTCCTGAGATTAGCGTTATGTTTGATGAATCTAGAAAATTGCTGAAACCAGCCAATTCTGTTTTCTTCAAAATACAGTCAGGTGAAGTTGACGATAAGAAATTGGCGAAGAATATAATTCTAAACGCTGGTCATAATTTTGATAAGGAGGCTAATAAAATGTTGGACTGTTTATCGAAAGAGATTAGATCGTTGTAACAACTCAAAATTAACGAAGGTCACCAGATGGTGGCCTTTTTTATTCCCCTCGTTCTGAGAGGACTCACAGCAATTAAGAGGGGGCTAAATGTCCGATCCGATTTCCGGTACTGGGCTGGCTGGTGGTGTCCTGACGGGCGCCAGCGTCTATGGATTTCTATCCGGAACCGATTACGGCGTGGTGTTTGGCGCGTTTGCCGGAGCTGTATTTTACATTGCAACCACTGCTGACCTGAGTGCAGCGCGCCGTCTGGCATATTTTCTGGTGTCGTATATCGCGGGGATCCTTTGTTCCGGGCTGGTGGGTTCAAAGCTGGCTCAGGTTACTGGCTACAGTGATAAACCACTGGATGCCATTGGCGCCGTAATCGTTTCTGCTTTAGCCGTCAAAATCCTGACGTTCCTGAATAATCAGGATGTCGGCTCGCTGGTGGCGCTGATAACGCGCCGGGGAGGTTCAGGTGGTACAAAATGACCCATCGGCAACTTTAAATGCATTGCTTTGCGCTGGGGTAGTGCTGACCCTGATGTTTTATCGTCGAGGCGATTCGCGACATCGACCATGGATATCTCGCCTTGCGTGGCTGCTTACGGTCATCTATAGCGCGGTTCCGCTGGCATATCTGTGCGGTATCTACCCTTATTCATCGTGGGCCACTATCGGGGCCAACATTATTTTCCTGTCTGTGCTGGTTGCCGTCAGAGGCAACGTGGCACGCCTGGTTGATCATCTGAGGCAATAATGAACCAATCACAATTTCAGCAGGCGGCTGGTATCAGCGCCGGGCTTTCTGCACGCTGGTTTCCGCATATTGATGCGGCAATGAAAGAGTTTGGAATCACAGCAGCTAACGATCAGGCCATGTTCATTGCACAAGTTGGGCATGAATCTGCTGGTTTTACCTCGCTGGTCGAGAGTTTCAACTACTCGGTAGACGGGCTGAAGAAAACCTTTGGTAAACGCCTGACACCGTATCAGTGTGAAATGCTGGGGCGTGTCGATGGTAAGCAGGTGGCCCACCAGCCGCAAATAGCCAATCTGGTTTATGGTGACCGCATGGGGAATAACAGCCAGGGTGACGGCTGGAAATATCGTGGTCGTGGCCTGCTTCAAATCACCGGCCGCGAGAACTACGCCAAATGCGGAGCGGCGCTGAAGATTGATCTGATCAGCACACCAGAGTTGCTGGCAAAGGAGAAGCATGCAGCCCGTTCTGCTGCATGGTTTTTCACATTACGTGGTTGCCTGATGTATTCAGGTGATGTTGTCCGTGTCACGCAGATCATCAACGGTGGCCAGAATGGACTGGCTGACAGAAATAGTCGTTATAACAAAGCGCGGGCGGCGTTGCTGGTATGACAGCGGCCTTTGCTTTCGTTAAGGCGCGGTGGAAAACAATCATTGTTTTGCTGATGTTGGCTGGTGCATTTCTTGCCGGGAACATCTGGAGTGAGCGGGGCTGGCAAAAGAAGTGGGCTGACCGTAATAGCATGGAATCTTCACAGGAAGCGAACGCGCAGACTGCCGCACGCTGGATTGAACAAGGGCGCATAATTGCCCGTGATGAGGCTGTAAAAGATGCACAAGCACAAGCCGCTAAATCTGCTGCCACTGCTGCTGGCCTGTCTGCCACTGTTAGCCAGTTGCGTACCGAAGCAACAAAGCTTGCCGCCCGCCTGGACGCCGCAAAGCACACCTCAGATCTTGCCACTGCCGTCAGAAGCAAAACAGCCGGAGCCGACGCCGCAGTGCTCGCCGACATGCTCGGAGATATTGCAGCAGAAGCTAAGCGATATGCTGGAATCGCTGACGAACGCTACACCGCCGGGATGACGTGTGAACGTATTTACGATTCGGTGAGAGAGTCAAACAACAACCCCATAGCCTCGCAATAGCGGGGCTGTTTTATGATCGCTGCTCATCATGAAAATGATAACTATTACCATTTTGGCGGGTCCTCCTGGCGGGGCGGCCTGCCACGGGGCGGCGTGCTCGCGGAAAACGGCTAGTTTTTCAGATCTAAGGTCATCATCATCATTTGCGCAGGTTATTGATCTCATTGGAGGTGATTTCGTGCAGATGTCGAATCGTTTAAAAAGTGTTCACCATCATGGACCAGGAAATTGCCACTTTAAAACTGAATATCAACCAGCTGGCGGGGATCACTGGCGTACACCGTCAGACGGTCGCCGCCAGGCTGAAAAATATTGAACCGGCCCCAGGTAGCAACAGCAAATTAAAGCTTTACCTGATCACCGACATTCTGACCGAACTGATGCTCCCCACTGTGTCAGCCAATATCGATGACATGTCGCCATCTGACAAGCTTTCCCACTGGAAGGCAGAGAATGAGCGACTCAAGTTCGAGCAGGACACGGGGCAGCTCATTCCCGCCGATGAAGTGGCGCGCGAATTCTCATTGATGGCGAAAGCCGTTGTCATGGTACTTGAAACCCTCCCTGATGTACTTGAGCGTGACTGTGCATTAACGCCTGTTGCGGTTTCTCGCGTGCAGAGCGTTATTGATGACCTGCGCGATCAGATGGCGGAGAGGGTGCAGGACGCTGAAGTAGAGGAGGAAGAGCCAGAGGAGGACTGATGGCAAAGCGGGCATCCGCCAGAGGCATCCGCCGCGATGTTTCCGGTATCTTACGTGCCCCGCGTCGAATGCAGGTGGCCGATGCGGTCAGTACTTATATGCGCGTGCCAATGGGGGCGGGTAACTCCGTTCCATGGGATCCGGATCTGGCACCTTACGTGATTGAACCGATGAACTGCCTGGCATCGCGTGAATATGACGCGGTAGTGTTTGTTGGTCCGGCGCGAACGGGTAAAACCATTGGTCTGATTGATGGCTGGATTGTTTACAACATTGTCTGTGATCCAGCTGATATGCTCTTGATTCAGATGACTGAGGAAAAGGCGCGCGAGCACTCCAAAAAGCGTCTTGATCGTACATTCCGTTGCAGCCCTGAAGTGAAATCCCGACTGAGCCCGCGGCGTAATGATAACAACGTATATGACCGCACGTTTCGCGCCGGGAACTACCTGAAAATCGGCTGGCCATCGGTCAATATCATGTCCTCATCGGACTATAAATGTGTGGCACTGACCGACTATGACCGTTTCCCGGAAGACATTGACGGGGAAGGTGACGCCTTTTCACTGGCATCAAAGCGAACAACAACGTTCATGTCGTCAGGTATGACACTGGTTGAGAGTTCGCCGGGCCGCGATATACGTGACACAAAATGGCGCCGTAGCTCACCGCATGAAGCACCTCCTTCAACGGGGATTCTGGCGCTGTACAACCGTGGTGATCGCCGTCGCCTTTACTGGCCGTGCCCACATTGCGGTGAATATTTCCAGCCTGAAATGGACAATATGACAGGTTACCGCGATATCGCGGACCCTGTTCAGGCCAGCGAGAAAGCCTGTCTTCAATGCCCTGCCTGTAAAGAGCACATCACTGCGGATATGAAGCGTTCGCTCAATATGAAAGGGAAGTGGCTGCGGGATGGGCAAACCATCGACAACGATGGTGTTATCACTGGGGAAGGGCGACGCTCGCGCATTGCCTCCTTCTGGATGGAAGGCCCTGCCGCCGCGTACCAGACCTGGGCGCAGCTCATCTATAAATTTCTTACCGCTGAGCAGGACTATCAGGCCACTGGCAGCGAGGAAGCACTGAAGACGGTAATCAACACCGACTTTGGGCGTCCGTATCTTCCTCGCTCCAGCATGGAACAGCGCAAAAGTGAACTGCTTGAGCAGCGTGCGGAGGTTGTACCAAAGCGCTCTGTTCCGGACGGGGTTTGTTTCCTTATGGCGACCGTCGATGTTCAGGCGGGGCGCAACCGGCGTTTTGTTGTTCAGGTTACTGGCTACGGCAGCATGGGAGAGCGCTGGCTGGTGGACCGCTACAATATCAGGCAGTCGATGCGCTATGACGCCAATGGCGAGAGCCAGCAGATTGACCCGGCAAGCTATCCGGAAGACTGGGATTTATTGCTGACCGATGTGTTTAACAAAGCCTGGCCAATGGCATCGGATCCGACTAGGTGTATGCGGCTGATGGCGATGGCCGTTGACTCCGGCGGTGAGGATGGTGTGACCGACAACGCTTATAAATTCTGGCGTAAGTGTCGTCGTGAAGGACTCGGAAAACAGATTTACCTGTTCAAAGGCGACAGTGTCCGCCGATCCAAACTTATCTCCCGAACCTTTCCTGATAATACCGGACGTTCAAGCCGACGGGCACAGGCTTCTGGTGATGTCCCGCTTTACTTGATCCAGACCGATGCTCTGAAAGACCGGGTGAACAACGCTTTGTGGCGTGATTCACCAGGCCCTGGCTATGTGCATTTCCCTGACTGGCTCGGCAGCTGGTTTTACGATGAACTGACCTATGAGGAGCGATCGACTGATGGCAAATGGAGTAAGCCGGGACGTGGTGCAAACGAAGCATTTGACCTGCTGGTCTACGCTGATGCGCTCGCCATCCTCCACGGCTACGAGAAAATCAAATGGCCCGCTGCTCCTGAGTGGGCGAGGCGGGAAACCTGGCTGGAGAACGCGCCGCCGGAAGCTGGCGAAGCGGCATCCCAGACACCAGAACCAGTACCCACCAAAAAACGGAAGCGGAAAAAGCCCGTAACCGATGATTCTAACCCCTGGAGTACATCAGGAGGATGGTTGTGAACCGTGTTGATATTGAAGCCATGATCCAGCGATATACCGAAGCCGAAATGGCGGTGCTGGATGGCAAAACTATCCGTTTCAATGGGCAGGAAATGACGATGGAGAACCTGTCTGAAATCCGAAAAGGGCGTCAGGAGTGGGAGCGTCGGCTCTCTTCTCTTATTTCTCATCGCCGCGGGCGACCCGGTTACCGACTGGCGAGGTTTGAATGAGCCTTTTAGATGATGCGATTGGGGTCTTTTCGCCTGGCTGGAAAGCAGCCCGTCTGCAGGCGCGCGCGAAAATCAGGGCATATGAAGCCGTTACCCCGACCAGAACGCACAAAGGGCGCCGTGAAAATCGTTCAGCTGATCAGCTCAGCAAAATGGGGGCGGTATCACTGCGGGAGCAGGCCCGGTGGCTCGATAACAATCACGATCTGGTGATTGGGGTGTTCGATAAGCTGGAAGAGCGGGTGGTTGGGAAAGCCGGAATTATTGTTGAACCCCATCCCAAACTGATGAACGGTAAAATCGCCAAAAAGCTGGCAGATCAGATCCGTAATAAATGGGCAGAATGGTCTGTCAGGCCTGATGTCACGAACCAGTTTACCCGCCCGATGCTTGAGCGCCTGATGTTGCGCACCTGGCTGCGGGATGGCGAAGTATTTGCCCAGCTTGTCAGTGGAACCGGGAATGGTCTTACGCCAGCAGCCGGTATCCCTTTCTGGCTTGAAGCGCTTGAACCAGATTTTATTCCCATGAACAGCGATGCTGCCAGCCAGCTTAATCAGGGGGTATTCGTCGACAACTGGGGCAGACCAAGGAAATATCAGGTTTATAAAAGCCTGCCCGTTTCAGGCCGTCAGCTTGATACCAAAGAAGTGGATGCGGAAAACATGCTGCATCTTAAATTTGTCCGCCGTCTGCACCAGACCCGGGGCGTATCGATGCTATCCGGTGTACTGATGCGTCTGAGCGCACTTAAAGAGTATGAAGATGCTGAGCTCACCGCCGCACGTATTGCTGCTGCGCTGGGTATGTACATCAAAAAGGGAGACGGGCAAAGCTTCGAAGAGAGTAACAGTTCTTCCGATGATGATGATCGGGAAGTGATGATTCAACCAGGCATCATTTATGACGATCTTAAGCCTGGTGAAGATATCGGCATGGTGAAATCTGACAGGCCCAATCCTAACCTTGAAACCTTCCGTAATGGGCAACTTCGCGCTGTCGCAGCAGGCAGCCGACTCAGCTTTTCAAGCACAGCCAGAAACTACAACGGCACCTACAGCGCGCAGCGGCAGGAACTGGTGGAATCAACAGATGGCTATCTCATTTTACAGGACTGGTTTATTGGCGCGGTGACCCGGCCAATGTACCGCGCCTGGCTGAAAATGGCGGTGGCCGCTGGCGAGATTAAATTACCCCGCGGTCTGGATATGGAGTCGCTGTACTCGGCGGTGTATTCCGGCCCTGTTATGCCGTGGATCGATCCGGTTAAAGAGGCCAATGCCTGGAAGTTACAGATCCGGGGCGGAGCGGCAACGGAATCCGACTGGGTCCGCGCCAGCGGACGTAACCCGAACGATGTGAAGGCGCGCCGGAAGGCAGAGATCGACGAAAACAAAGAGATGGGGCTGGTGTTTGACACTGACCCTGCTAATGACAAAGGAGGCACAAGTGCCGAAGCCAAAGAACCGGGCGCACCACCGTCCGAAAGCCAGCGCAAAAAGTAATTCCTGGTTTCGTATGCAGGCCAGCGCCGACAACGAAGCGGATATTTATATCTACGACGAGATCGGCTACTGGGGGGTGACGGCGCGCCAGTTTGTGAATGACCTTAAGGCGCTGGGCGACATTACCCATATCAACCTTCACATCAATTCGCCCGGTGGCGATGTCTTTGATGGCATCGCCATTTTTAATGCCCTGAAGCATCACGGCGCGGCGATCACCGTTCACATTGATGGTCTGGCAGCTTCAATGGCTTCGGTGATTGCGATGGTTGGCAACCCGGTAATTATGCCGGAAAACACGATGATGATGATCCATAAACCATGGGGATTTGCGGGTGGTGATGCCAACGACATGCGGGATTATGCCGATCTGCTGGATAAGGTCGAGTCTGTCCTGATCCCTGCCTACGCGGAGAAAACTGGAAAAACGACCGAAGAAATCGCCGCCATGCTGGACGATGAAACCTGGATGGACGGTAAAGAATGCTTAGAGCATGGCTTTGCCGATCAGGTCACTACCTCTCTGCAGGCAATGGCCTGTATTCAATCAAAACGTATCGAGGATTTTGAAAAGATGCCAAACAGCATTCGCAACATGATCACCCCACCGCGCAATACCACTGCGCGTGAGCCACAACAACCTCAGCCGCAGGTGACTACGCATCAGCCGGCAGCATCAGATGAAGCGACAATCCGTGCTCAGGTTCTCGCCGAGCAAAAGAGCCGCGTAAATGGTATCAACGATCTCTTTGCGATGTTCGGCGGCAAGCATCATGAGCTGCAGAATAAATGCATTGCGGATCCTGAATGCTCTGTCGCTCAGGCTAAAGATGAACTGCTGGCGGTGCTGGGCAAAACTGCCACCCCGTCGAATAAAACCACGGATGCGCATATTTACGCCGGGAACGGTAACTTTGTTGGAGATGGTGTCCGCCAGGCGCTGATGGCGCGCGCGGGCTTCGAGAGCATGGAGCGGGACAACGTCTATAACGGCATGACGCTGCGCGAATATGCCCGTATGGCGCTGACCGAGCGCGGCATCGGCGTTTCCAGCTATAACCCGATGCAGATGGTCGGTATGGCACTGACACACAGCACGTCTGACTTCGGTAATATCCTGCTCGATGTTGCTAATAAAGCGTTGCTGCAGGGCTGGGAGGAAGCGGCAGAAACTTTCGAGCAGTGGACTAAGAAAGGCCAGTTGTCAGACTTTAAAACGGCACATCGTGTCGGTCTTGGTGGTTTTTCTTCCCTGCGCCAGGTTCGCGAGGGGGCTGAATATAAGTATGTGACCACCAAAGATAAAGGTGAAAGCATTGCGCTGGCCACCTACGGGGAAATCTTCTCTATTACCCGTCAGGCGATCATCAACGACGATCTGAATCAGTTAACCGATGTACCTATGAAGATGGGCCGCGCGGCAAAAGGGACGATCGGCGATCTGGTGTATGCCGTTCTGACCGAAAACGCGAAATTGTCTGATGGCAAGCCGCTGTTCCATGCTGATCACGGCAATATCTCCGCAGGCGCGATTTCTGTAGCCAGCCTTGATGAAGCGCGCAAGATGATGCGTCTGCAGAAAGAGGGTGAGCGTCCCCTGAATATTCGCCCGGCATTCATGCTGGTGCCTGTCGCGCTCGAAACCCTGGCAAACCAGACGATCAAGTCTGCCAGTGTGAAAGGGGCGGATATCAACGCCGGTATCATGAACCCAATTCAGAACTTTGCTGAAGTTATCGCGGAGCCGCGTCTTGACGCCAAAGACACCAGCGCCTGGTATCTGGCCGCCGCTAAGGGCACGGACACCATCGAAGTGGCTTACCTGAACGGCGTTGATACTCCGTATATCGATCAGCAGGAAGGCTTCACGACCGACGGTATTGCCACCAAAGTGCGCATCGATGCCGGTGTATCTCCTCTGGATTATCGCGGCCTGGCTAAATCAACCGGGAAATAATCCCTTCCACTCAAGCAGCACATCACAGCCCATAAGGGCTTTTTTTGTATCTGAATTCGGCCCCGTACGGGGCTGGTTGGAGACTGAATTTATGGCGAAGAATTTTGTACAGCATGGCAAAACTATTGAGATTGCCAACACGGGCAGCGGTGCGATCCTGAGTGGTTCGCCGGTGATGGTGGGGAAAGTCGTGGCGATTGCCATTACTGATATTCCGGCAGGCCAGACGGGGGACGGTTTTGCCGAAGGGGTTTTCCTGCTTCCTAAGCTGACTACCGATGCGATCACCATCGGTGAGCAGGTTCATATCAAAGATGGCAAAGTGCAGAACGATGCGACAGGAGCCGATCTGGCCGGGGTAGCCTGGGAAGATGCTGCTGCCAGTTCCGCAATTGTAGCCGTGAAAATCAATGCTTAATCCCTTTGACAGACTTGTCAGCCGCATGGATGTGGTCACGGTAAACAAAATGGGCAAGCCAGCGATCATCAACGGGGAGCCCATGATTGTTATTCCGGCTGAGTTTCTGGAAGAAATGGGGCCTTTGAGCGGAACAGGGCGATCGCTGGTGGTGTTTACCTCAGGATACAGTCCGCGTCGTAATGACGTGGTGATTTTTGAAGGGGAGGAATTCCATCTTACCCGTCACGAACGCTTTAACGGCAAACCGCGCATCTTTATCGAGTAAGCAGGAGGGAATATGTCGATTAAGGGGCTGGAGCAGGCCATTGCCAACCTGAACAGCATAAGTAAAAAAGCTGTACCGCGCGCTTCCGCCCAGACGGTGAACCGTATCGCCACACAGGCGGTCAATCGCAGCGTGTCCACTGTCGCGAAATCAACCCGCGTCCCCCGAAAACTTGTCAGGCAGCGTGCACGGGTACGTCGGGCGACGGTGGCGAAACCGCGCGCGCTGATTCGCATAAACCGCGGTAATCTTCCCGCTATCAAACTGGGGCCATCCAGCATGCGTCTGTCCCGGCGTAAACGTGATAAGTCAGGCACGAACAGTGAGCTGCGTGTGGGGCGCTTTCGTTTTCCCGGGGCCTTTATTCAGCAACTGGCAAACGGTCGCTGGCATGTCTTGCGGCGTACCACGAAGAGCCGGTACCCCATTGAAGTGGTCAGTATTCCCTTAGCAATTCCCCTGACCGAGACATTCCGGGATGAAGTGCCAAAACTTATGGACGAACGTATGCCGCAAATTATGCGACAGAACCTGTCTAACCAACTGAGGCTAATCCTTAAACGATGAAAAACAGTGATATCCGGAAAGCCGTACTAACCGCGCTCCAGCGCAATATCTCAGATGCAGTGACATGGTTCGATGGTCGTCCTGGGTTTCTGGATGAGCAGGATCTTCCGGCGGTTGCGGTTTACCTTTCTGACGCCCGAGCCTCGGATGAAAGTGTTGATGAAGATATGTGGACAGCCGTGCTGCATGTTGAGGTGTTTCTGAAAGCCACGGCTACAGACAGTGCTCTGGATTCCTGGATGGAGGACCGCATCTATCCGGCAATGGCTGATGTTCCCGAACTGGCAAATCTTCTCGAATTGATGGCGGCTCAGGGGTATGACTATCAGCGCGATGAAGAGGCCATGACGTGGGGATCTGCCGACCTCAGTTATTCCATCAGCTACATTATGTGAGGACGTAATGACTACACCAAACCCACTGGCGCCGGTAAAGGGTGCCACCACCACGCTCTGGATTTATTCCGGATCGGGTAACGCCTTCGCCAACCCATTATCGGATGTTGACTGGACGCGCCTGGCAAAGATTAAAGATCTGCAGCCCGGTGAACTGACTGCCGAATCAAACGATGATACCTATCTGGATGACGATGATGCCGACTGGACTGCTACCGCGCAGGGGCAGAAATCGGCGGGGGAGGCCAGTTTTACGCTGGCCTGGAAACCTGCTGAGAGCGGGCAGCAGGATCTGGTTCGCTGGTTTGATGACGGTACCGTGCTGGCGTACAAAATCAAATACCCGAATGGCGCCATCGATGTGTTCCGTGGCTGGGTAAGCAGCCTGGGTAAAACGGTGACGGCAAAAGACACCATTACCCGTTCTGTCAAAATCAGCAACAACGGCAAACCAGGTCTTGCTGAAGACAGCGCTGCTGCAGCGATTGCCGTAACCGGCGTCAGCCTGGATAAATCGACCACCACCGTTGCGGTTGCTGCCACCACCACGCTGAATGTCACCGTGGCGCCAGCCAGCGCAAGCGATCAATCTTTCCGGGCCACCACCACGGATGCAGGTAAAGCCACAGTGACTGTCGCCGGTACGGTTCTGACAGTAACCGGCATTGCCGCCGGAACCGCCGACATTATCGTGATGACCAACGACGGGCTTTTTGTCGCGACCTGTAAAGTCACCGTTTCCTGACTTCCGGGGCTGTGGCCCCGCTTTCTGGAGTAACCCATGTTTTTAAAAAGTGAGCCGTTCGAACGCAACGGTAAGACCGTCACGCTCTACGAACTGTCGGCGCTGCAGCGTATTGAGCATCTTGAACACCTGAAGACGCTGGAAAGTATCACCGATGCCGACATGCAGGCGGCGATGGATATGACGATTAAATCCGGCGCACTGCTGGTGGCCATGTCTTTATGGCATGGACATCCCCTGAAAGGGACGCACAAAACACCGAAAGAAGACGTTGAGCAGATCCAGAATGAAGTGCTGATGACCTGGCCGCTGGAGATTGTTTCCGCTGCAGAGTACAGCGTGAAGCTGTTATCCGGCATGGTGCCGCTGCAGGAAGCGAATGATCCAGAGGATATCGCTGTGACTGAGCCGGTCAGTCTGGAAAAGTCCTCGCCAGCGAGCTGACATTCGTCCTGAAACTGGCGCGTGAATTTCGCCGCCCGGACTGGCGCGCCATGCTTGCTGGTATGTCGTCAACGGAATACGCCGACTGGCGAACGTTCTACCAGGACAATTTTTTTAATGATGCGCAACTGGATGCACATTTTTCCTCGCTGATGCATATCGTCATTACCGCGCTTGACCCCAAAACCACATCAACCCCTGCCAGCTTCAGCCTGCTTTCACCTTCTGCGGAGGATATTGCCGATGATGAACCTGGTGACGCTGTGCTGATGGCAAAGGCCGAGGGCATTTCAGGAGGTGTTCGCTATGGCCCAGACGGCAGTGGGTGACCTGGTCGTTAACCTTGACGTTAATTCGTCAAAGTTCAACGACCAGATGGAGTACGTAAAAAGGCAGTTTAAGCAGACGGGTGACGCAGCGAATGACTCTGCTCTGAAGGTGCAGCAGTCATTTACCCGCCAGGAGAGCGCGGCGAAGAAGGCCGGTATTTCAGTCGGCCAGTACAACGCGGCGATGCGTATGCTGCCTGCGCAGTTTACGGATATCGCCACTCAGCTGGCCGGAGGGCAGAGTCCGTGGCTTATCCTGCTGCAGCAGGGCGGTCAGGTGAAAGACTCCTTCGGCGGTATTATTCCGACCTTTCGGGCGCTGCTGGGCACCATATCGCCGGTGATGGTAGGCGTTGGCGCGCTGGCTGCCGCCACTGGCGCGGTGGTTTATGCCTGGTATCAGGGCTCGTCCACGCTGTCTGATTTCAACAAAACGCTGGTTCTGTCCGGTAATACTGCCGGGCTGACCTCAAACCGCATGCTGGTGCTGGCGAAATCCGGCGAGCAGGCGGGACTCACGTTTAACCAGACCAGCAGCGCGCTGACGGAGCTGGTTAACGCCGGAGTGCGTGCCGGTGCCCGGTTCGATGAGATGAGTCAGGCGGTAGCGAAATTTACCGATGCGTCGGGTGTGCCGGTCGATAAGGTGGCGGCGGCATTCGGCAAACTGACGAACGATCCGACCTCTGGTCTGATTGCCATGGCGCAGCAGTTCCACAACGTTACCGCGGAACAGATTGCTTATGTGGCGCAACTGCAACGCGCCGGTGATGAAGCAGGGGCGCTGCAGGCAGCTAATGATGCGGCGACGAACGGTTTTCGTGAGCAGACAAAGAGCCTGCGCGACAATATGGGGTCGATTGAGTCTGCTGCCGACAGCCTGAAGCGTGCCTTTAAATCGATGTGGGATGCGGCGCTCGATATCGGGCGGCCTGACACCACGCAGGAGATGGTTGCCAAAGCGGAAGCGGCCTTTAAGCGGGCGGATGAAATCTGGAATCTGCGTAAAGGTGATGGTTATGTCAATGATGATGCGCGTGCCAGCTACTGGAACGATCGGGAGTCTGCCCGCCTTGCACTGGAAATGGCGCAGCAGCAGGCCAGCGTGGCAAAGGCCACTGAGGATAACGCCGCCCGCGAGGCGGTGATTGAATCTGACCGCCAGAAGTATGCCGCGCAGGCGCAGTCGAATTATGCAAAGACGCAGACTGCGCTGGAGAAGTACACGGCCCGTCAGAATGAACTGAACAAGGCGCTTAAAGACGGACGGATCCTCCAGGATGACTACAACATCAATCTGGAAGCTGCGAAAAAAGAATACGACGACTCGCTGAAGAAACCCAAAGCCCCTTCAGCGGTAAAAACACCTGCAGGTGTAAAAAGTGTCGATACTGCCAGCGCGCAGACGCTGGAGCTGGAGGCGCAGTTACGCACTCTGCAGGAGCACAAGAGCATCACGGATACCATCAGCCAGCAGCGGCAGGAATTGTGGAAACAACAATCCCGCTTTTCGGTGCTGGAAGAGGCCGCCAAAAAGCGCGCGCTGACCGCCGATGAAAAATCGGTGCTGGCGAACAAAGACGAGGTACTGGCGCGGGCCGAAGTGAATGCCCGGCTGGGCGATCAGATTGTTGCCCAGGAACGGTTAAACCGCCTGCAGGACAGCTCGCAGAAGTACGTTACCCAGATTGGTGAGAAAACCCGGGCGCTTGTGGCCGGGGGCAGCATGAGCAGTCGCGGCGCGCAGCGGCAAAACGAAGAGGCACAGCTGCGGCAGGGCTGGATGAATGCCGGCGGTACGGACACCGATCAGGGTTATCAGAACGAACTGGATGCACTGAAGAAATATTATGCCGCACAGGACGAGCTCCGCGGCAACTGGCAGGCCGGGGCGAAATCAGCGTGGGCTGACTATGCCGATTCAGCAGCTGATGCCTATGGCTCGATGAAGTCTGCTGCTTCAGCCACATTCGATGGTATCAGCCAGAATATGGCCGATATGCTGACGACAGGGAAAGCAAACTGGGCAGATTTCACCCGTTCCACGTTGTCGATGCTGACGCAGATCCTGATGAAGCAGGCCATGGCTGGCCTGGTCAGTTCTGCCACGTCAGCGCTGGGTTTTGCTGGTGGTGGTTATACCGGGTCCGGCGGCAAGTATGAGCCTGCAGGTGTGGTGCACCGTGGAGAGTTTGTATTTACGCAGGAAGCCACCAACCGAATCGGTGTCGGCAACCTTTATCGCATGATGCGCGGCTATGCGACTGGTGGTCTGGTCGGGGGGAGTGGCGGTGGCGTTGCTTCTCCTTTTGGTGTCAGCGTGTATGCGCCGGTTTCGGTTACAACAGGCCAGGGGGATTCCGGTCAGCAGAAAGGAAACGACGATGCGCTGGGGAAAGCCTATCAGCAGGTGATCAACAGTTCCATCAGGGAAGGTATCACCAGAGAAGTCCGACCCGGAGGCATTATCTGGAATGCAACAAAACAGAGGTAAGCAATGGCGATCGAGCATTTTGCGTGGCGGATTAAAGCATCCAGCCAGCCGACCCTGAAAAGTAAGGATACCGTCCGCACGGCACAGTTTGGTGATGGCTATAAGCAAGTACCCCGAAAACTTCTACCACGATTGCTGGTATGAGTGCGGATTCCGTGAATTCAGTGGCGTACCGCAGCCAGGTGATATGGTGATCATGCAGGTCCAGTCCAATAAGTGGAATCACGCGGGAATTTTACTGGAAGGTAACATGCTGTTGCATCATCTGTATGGGCACCTCAGCCAACGTGTGCCATACGGCGGCTACTGGCAAGAAAGAACAATGAAGATTCTAAGGTATCGTGATTTCGCAAGTTAAAAAGCTGTATAGCGCATTGATTTATGAATGTTTGATGTTGTCTTCTATTCATTCAAGATGGTTTAATTACCTCGTTGCATGTTAACAAGGGAAAGACATGAAAAACCATCTACTTGCACTGGCTTTATTATTTTTTTCGTCATTATCAATGGCATATGATAGCGTCAAAGGGTATGGAAACACTTCTTGGGGGATGAGCCCAGAAGAGGTAATTGGTGCTGAAAATGGTAAGGTTCATAAAATTACTCCCCCATTGGAATACTATGAAACATTAGGACTTGTTGGAGTTGATAAGGTTGAAATCGGTGGTGGGAATTTCAAAGTTGTATATCAATTTAAGGAAAGTAAGCTTGTACAGGTTATAGTGCAGTCTATCGATAATAAATTTGTAAATATCAATAAAGGGTTATTTCAATCTGTTGATTCACTTTTGACACAAAAATATGGCACCCCTATTTATAAAGAGCCATATAAAGAGATAGTTTGGAATGTTTCTGGTATGAATGTAAATCTTAGCCATACTATTATTGACGGTATATCTAATTTTGTTACTGTTACGTATAGACCAGAGTCAGAACAGGCTAAAAAAAGTGATAATCTGTAATGCATGAGGTTAATTTTGAAAAAGCTACTTTCTTTAATTTTTTGCACTCTTCTAACCGCCTGTAGTACCGGGGTCTCTCGAAGCGCAGAAACCAATATTTGAAATGCACACCGATAAAGACATTGATACGGTTAACAGATGTATTGCTCCAAAATGGCTTGAATTACGTGCATCTAGTACAAGTATACCGACTGCATCAGGGTATAAAATAACTGCATCAGATGATATCTTTGGCGCTTTGTCTATTGTTAATATTGATAAGTCTTCAAATAGTGGCAGTGATGTTAAAGTTTACGCTGTTGCTAGAGGATGGAATGACCACTGGGCAAATGCAGCAAAATCCTGTATGTGATTTTAATTAATTAAAAAGGCCAAAGGCCACTTGAGAGTGGCCTTTTTTATGGGGTAAATATGCAAGAAATAATGACTAGGATTGAACTAGGTGGCGCGTTAGGTAAAACATTTGGTAGAGCCCATGACAGACTAATACGTACAACAGCAGAGGCTATCAATGCATTATCAAAAACAATTTGTGGATTTGAGCAATATTTAAATACGAGTAAAAATCGTGGTCTAACGTATGCTGTATTTAAAGGTAAAAGAAATATTGGAAAAGATGATTTATGTTTTCCAGTTACAGGAGAGGTGATAAGAATTATTCCTGTTGTAATTGGCAGTAAAAAGGCTGGCCTACTTCAAACAGTTTTAGGGGCTGTCCTTGTTGTCGTTGGTGTTGCAGTCGGATATTTATCGGGCGGAACTTTATCAGCAGTAGGCTATGGCGCTGCAAAACTAGGCGCTGCAATGATGCTTGGTGGTGTTGTTCAAATGCTTTCGCCACAGCCAGCAGGACTTGCCAGCAAACAGGATGCCGAAAATCGGGCATCGTATGCATTCGGTGGTGTAACTAACACTGCTGCTCAGGGTAATCCAGTTCCGCTTCTATACGGACGCAGGCGTATTGGTGGGGCGATCATCTCTGCTGGTATATACGTCGAAGACCAGCAATAACCAAAATAATCTTCCTTTCAGGCTACCAGATGGTGGCTTTTTTTATGGGCGCAATATGGCTACAACAACCCAGATTAAAGGCCGCAAGGGCGGCAGTTCCAGTTCCCGAACCCCTACCGAACAGCCTGATGATCTGCAATCTGTAGCGAAGGCCAAAATCCTCGTTGCGCTTGGGGAAGGGGAATTTGAAGGACAATTAACCGGAAAAAATATCTACCTGGACGGCACGGCGCTGGAAAACGCCGATGGCTCCCAAAACTTTAGCGGCGTGACGTGGGAGTTTCGCGCGGGAACTCAGGCACAAAATTACATTCAGGGCATTCCCGGTACCGAAAACGAAATCAACGTTGGAACTGAAGTATCAAGCGCAACAGCCTGGACGCGTACATTTACCAACACCCAACTATCAGCCGTTCGCCTGCGACTGAAATGGCCTTCACTGTTTAAGCAGGAGGACAACGGCGATCTGGTTGGGTATTCCATCAATTATGCAATAGACCTGCAAACTGATGGTGGGACCTGGCAAACCATGCTTAATACCAGCGCAACCGGCAAAACGACGTCTGGTTATGAGCGCAGCCACCGTATTGATTTACCGCAGGCTGGCAGCACCTGGACAATCCGACTGCGTAAGATTACCGCTGACGCAAACAGCGCCAAGATCGGCGACACGATGACGCTGCAAAGCTTCACGGAAGTGATTGATGCCAAGCTGCGCTATCCGAACACCGCGCTGCTGTACATAGAATTCGATTCAAGTCAGTTCAACGGTTCGATTCCACAGATATCCTGTGAACCACGTGGCCGGGTGATCCGCGTGCCTGATAACTATGACCCCGATACGCGGACTTATAGTTCAACGGTTCGATTCCACAGATATCCTGTGAACCACGTGGCCGGGTGATCCGCGTGCCTGATAACTATGACCCCGATACGCGGACTTATAGTGGTACATGGCAGGGCGCGTTTAAGTGGGCCTGGACCGATAACCCGGCGTGGATATTTTACGATCTGGTTATTACCGATCGCTTTGGTCTGGGTAATCGCCTGAGTGCAGCCAACATCGATAAATGGACGTTGTACCAGGTATCGCAGTATTGCGATCAGCCGGTACCGGATGGAAAGGGTGGAAGCGGGACAGAGCCACGCTATACCTGTAACGTCTATGTTCAGGACAGGAATGACGCTTACACTGTGCTGCGTGACTTTGCGGCTATATTCCGGGGTATGACGTACTGGGGCGGTGATCAGATTGTTGCGCTTGCCGATATGCCGAGAGATGTGGATTACGCTTACACCCGCGCTAACGTTATCGACGGACGCTTTACCTATTCCAGCAGCACGACAAAAACGCGGTATACCACCGCGCTGGTTTCCTGGTCTGATCCGGGTAACGCTTATGCGGATGCGATGGAGCCAGTATTTGAGCAGCCTCTGGTGGCCCGGTACGGATTTAATCAGCTGGAAATGACAGCCATCGGTTGTACCCGTCAATCAGAAGCGAACCGAAAGGGGCGCTGGGGTATTCTCACCAACAATAAGGATCGTGTTGTTTCGTTTGATGTTGGCCTGGACGGAAACATTCCGCAGCCGGGATACATCATCGCCGTGTCAGACGAGCTTCTGTCCGGCAAAGTTATGGGTGGCCGCATCAGTGCTGTTAACGGTCGCGTGATAAAACTTGACCGCGTAGCTGATGCAGCAGCAGGCGATCGCCTTATTATCAATCTTCCCTCCGGTGCGTCACAGAGCAGGACTATTCAGGCGATTAATGGGGAATCAGTCACAGTCACCACGGCATACAGTGAGACACCACAGGCCGAAGCTGTATGGGTGGTTGAGTCAGATGAACTCTACGCCCAGCAGTATCGAGTTGTCAGCGTCTCCGATAATGATGATGGCACTTTCTCTATTACCGGCGCATGGCATGACCCGGATAAATATGCCCGTATCGATACCGGAGTCATCATTGACCAGCGGCCCGTGAGTGTAATCCCGCCTGGTAACCAGTCGCCGCCGGCTAACATTGTGATCAGCTCGTTTTCAGTGGTGCAGCAGAATATCAGCGTCGAAACCATGCGTGTGAGCTGGGACCAGGCGCAGAATGCAATCGCCTACGAGGCACAGTGGCGCCGCAATGATGGTAACTGGGTAAACGTGCCGCGCAGCTCCACCACCTCATTTGATGTATCGGGTATTTATGCAGGGCGCTACCTCGTGCGTGTGCGTGCCATTAATGCCGCTGAAATTTCCTCTGGCTGGGGCTACTCCGAAGAGAAAACGCTGACGGGCAAGGTGGGAAATCCACCGAAACCTGTCGGCTTTGCGACAACGCCGATCAACTGGGGGATTCGCCTGAACTGGGGATTCCCGGCTAACACCGGGGATACGCTGAAAACGGAAATTCAGTACACCGCGAACAGTGATTTCTCTAATCCTCTTTTGCTGTCGGATGTGCCTTATCCGTCAGCCGAATACACCCAACTGGGACTGAAGGCGGGACAGGAGTTCTGGTACCGCGCGCAGCTGGTTGACAGAACGGGTAATGAATCAGGCTGGACCGACTGGGTTCGTGGTGTATCCAACGCGAATGCTGACGACTACCTGGGCGATATTGCTGGTGACTTCCTGACGTCTGCCGATGGTGACCGCCTGACAAGCGACATAGATACCAACCTCGAAGCCGCATTGCAGAATGCGCTGGCCAACCACGGAACCGTAGAGCACCAGTGGGCGCAATACGGCGAGGTGCGTGCGGATATTCTGGTGGTTAAAACGACCATTGCGCAGGTCGATAAGGCCATGGCTGAAATGTCCACGCAGGTGCAGGCGCAGTTCAATAATGTGACTGCAGCTCTGGAAGATAAGCTCACCGCCGTGGTTGATGCCACCGGAGCCTCTGCCATCTATACCCTCAAAACCGGAGTTCGGATAAACGGTGTGATGTATAACGCCGGCATGTCGATCGCGGTACTGGCAGATGCGGGTAAGCCGGTAGTCACCCGCGTCGGGTTTAACGCCAATCAGTTCGTCCTGATGAGTGGAAGCGGTGATACGCAATATTCACCTTTTGCGGTGGTGAATGGTCAGGTGTTTATCAGCGATGCGTTTATTCAGGATGGCAGCATTACCAATGCCAAAATTGGCAACTATATCCGGTCCACATCTTTCGTTTCTGGTCCTTTAGGGGCAGGGTGGAATATCGACAAGAATGGAAACTGCGAATTTCATGGGCAGTTTTATGCGAACAGCGGCCAGTTTGCATTTAACGGTGCGAATAACACTGTTGTTATCAACGGCAATGGATTGACAGTTAATCTTCCCGGTGGTGGACGAGTCGTCGTAGGGAGGTGGTCATAATGCCGGAAGGTATTCTGATTGATTACAACGATGGCCGCCCGGCAATGGCCATTACAGCGGGGCTGCGAGCCCCGAGTTTTTGTACATCGTTCTCAGGCTGGTCATCCCAGTTCATGCAGTACCCGGTCAATACGCCGCTTGTTCCCGGTTCACAGGCTATCGTGGTGCCCACCAATCCCATTTACATCTATTCGTTTGCTGAATTTGATGTGGCCATTATGACGAGCGTCACCCGAAACGGTGATTCCGGGGTCATTATCGGGGCTGAGACAATCGGCGGAAAAAGTCTTGTCCCTGACTGGTCAGGTTACGTCATGGAGCTGCTGCCTGCGGAGACATATAACGAAGGATTACTGGTTTCAAACTCGACTGACTTCACCGCCATATCTAATCAGGCCGCGCTGATGACCTGCGCTTATTCCGGGCGCATTACGGTTAACGGCAGTGCTGCGCTTCCGGTGAGCGGTATTCCTTTTGGTAAATGGGATAACCCGAATGTGTCGGTAGGGTTTGATGGCGGCAACATAATCGTTCGCGATATTTCCTACACAGGGCGGGACGACGTGGGCGGAACGGCGACGATTGACCTGGTGATATTCAATCAGACAGCACCTGTCGGCGGCGACGGTATCACGCTGACCAACGCCGCAGGCCAGGTGACGTTCTCCACGCTGAAACGCCCCTTTGTATATGACCACCAAATCCAGATTACCGATGCCTTTCAGGATATTGGCGGTGGATTCTGCCAGATAGTCTATACCGGCGTTCAGGTACGTATGATCGGTGGATGGGGAAATATCAGAACTAAAGGCGTGGTCATGTCAGGTGGTAGCGTCAGGTCGGCCTACAACAAAGTGTTTGCGGACCGTAATTCCGGTTCATGGGATATGACCCGAAACAGAAATATCGCCATGCCTATTCTTATTCTTCCGAACATGTATTGAGGAAAAAACTATGTCAGCAGGAACCTTAACCCTGACGAATAATTCTGCTGCGGTCGCTGGCAGCGGGACCGCGTTTACTACCGAGGTAGCGGCCGGAGATTTTATTGTTGTCACTGTCGGCGGCGTTCCCTATACGCTCCCGATTAAATCAGTGGAAAGCGGTACTGCGTTGACGCTGGTCAGCAATTTTACCGGGCCAACCCAATCTGGCGCGGCCTGGTCAGCTGTTCCCCGTGTGGCGCTGAATATGGTTACCGCGGCGCTGGTGGCACAAAGTGCAGAAGCCCTGCGAGGCCTGAACTACGACAAACAGAACTGGCAAAGCATTTTTAGCGGTAGCGGGAACGTCACTGTTAAGTTACCCGACGGTAGTTCCTTTACCGGACCGGCCTGGGGAGGCATTACTACAGTACTTTCAGAAAAGGCAGATAAAACCGCGCTCGGAGATTACGCCAAAAAAGGTGAAAACAGTGATATCACCAAACTTTCAGGCCTGACGACACCTCTGTCTGTTAAGCAAGGAGGTATTGGTGCATCAGATGCGGCCGGGGGGCGCGCAAATATACTTGCTGCACACAGACAGAATAGTTTTACGACGAGCATTAGCTCACAGGCGTTGTCCGGAGCTTCGTTAGTAAGAAATCCGGGGGTCTGGACATTGAATAACAGTTCAGCCTATCCCACAAATTTTGGTACGTTGTTAACCTACTCTAATGGACCAGAAGATAATACCAATACTGGAATTGGCCTCTGGTACACCATGCTGGTGTTAGGGCATAACCGAAAAGTATGGTTTTCCGCGAATGTTAACGGAACCGCCACCCCGTGGGATGTATTTTATACAGCAGGAAATACGACTGTTGACTCAAATGGCAATCTTAAACCGGCTTCTCCCGTCGTTAAAATTAAGGGGAATGGGACAGCAGAGCTAAATGACGAATCTGAAGGCGTGGTGGTTGAGAAATTAGATACAGGGATATATAAAATATCGGGCGTCCTTGGTTTTAATTCTGATCCTATTTGGGGTGGTGTTGATGGTGGTATTGTTATCCCAACCAATGGGAATGGACTTCCTTTGTTGTGGGTTGACTACGAAATTGAACCTGATGGTGACATTACTATTCGCACGTTTCATCGCACACACAGAAATGCGCCAGAATTTGCCAGAAACCTGATTGGTATTAAAAATGACGATGGTTCATTTACCGAAACGGTTAAAGATGGCGACCCAGTGGATATCCCGGCTGGTCGCTGGATAGATTTGCGTGTTGAGATGCCGCAAAACAGCATCTGGAATCAGAAACAGAAGGATATGCTGGAGGCGATGGAAAAAGCTGAGATTGAGTGTCAGCAGGATGCTCAGGTTTAAAAAAAGGCAGTTGCCGCAACCACACCGTATGCAAGAGCGTGGTTACGGCTGGCTGGCGAACGTTCGATAGTGCGAGTATTGAATGATTGCCAGTCGCGGTGGATTTTACTTCTGCAGTATGACGAATCAATGTGTTTAATCTGAAATCAGCCACATATCAGCCTCTTCAAACATTTCCTGAACAGTACGGCTTATCTGCTCTTTCTCATGCTTGCTGGCGTCAGTGTTGATCGCCGGCAGTGTCATCATCGGTTTTACCCGAACATCAGCATCGGGGAAGATCCGGTGAACCCTCTTGGTTAACTCGCCCAGAATGATATCTTTTGCACCTGGCAGACCATCAAAATTCCTTTTGTCATAAACGAGTTCCACGAACATTGCTCATTGCTCCTTTACTGTATAGATATACAGTATTTATACTGTGTTTTTATCCGGTATTCAAGAGAGGGCGTAAACATGGGCTTTCCTTCACCTGCGGCAGATTATGTTGAAACACGAATCTCCCTCGATCAGCAGCTAATCAGCCAGCCAGCAGCGACTTATTTTATGCGGGCATCGCGTTCACATTTCAGGGAAGGGATAATCCAGGGGGCGCTACTGGTTGTTGATGCGTCACTTTCTCCCTGTGATGGCTCGCTGCTGATCTGCGCGATAGACGGAGAATTTAGGATCAAGCGATATCGGACACATCCTCAACCCCACCTCGTTAATCTGGAGAACGGGAGAAAGGAGGCGCTGCCAGTAGATGATGGTGGTTACAGTTCTGCACCCGCTATATTCGGGGTGATCACGTACATCATTAATGATGCCAGGAATGGAGAGTTCGACGATTGCCCAGTTATGTAATGAAAAAAAGCCCGTTTATACGGGCTTTCGTTTAGTCATTTTTTCTGGACTTTTGCAATTGTTCAAGCCTTACATGAAGTGATTTAGGGAATAGCTCTGTGTAAACTTGCCACAGTACATTCAGCGACCTATGGCCAGTAACTTGGGCCACTTCCTCTATACTGAATCCAGCTTCAAAAAGTCTGCTTGCGCCTTCCCTTCTAAGGTCATGATATCTTAGATCCTCAATTCCAAGAGCACTTCTTACCCTTTGGAATCCTGCCGTTACGGAACTGCTTATATAAGGGAATATTAGCTCTGACTTACGCGGCTGGCGCTGGACAATATCCCAGGCTTCTCCGAGTAAAGCGACATTCATGTGGTTCCCTTCTTTTTTACGTGGATCCTTCCTGTCTCTCACCAGCACTGATTTTTGTTTTTCATCGATATCATCCCATCGCAAACGGCAAACCTCGCCAATGCGCATGCACGATAAAACAGAAAACATCAGAATATCGACGAATGGGATTTTTGATCCCCGCCTTTGAGAACGTTGTTTCAGGCCTTCGATCAGCATGTTTAGTTCTTCAGATGCTGGTCGACGACTGCGTCGATTTGATTTTCCAATTAACCCCAATTTGAGGAGGTGAGGGCGCGCCTCTTTTGCCGGATTGCTAGTATAGTTAATGCCATACACTGGCTTTGCACAATCAAGCACGCTCCCAAGATAGCTGACGTCATGGCTTACGGTCGCTGGCCCGGCTCCTGCATTATTTCGCAATCGACAGTGCTCTATTACGTCATTTGCGGTTAATGACAGCAGGGGGATAGCTGCAATGTCGCAGTCAACGAGCATATTAAGAACATAGCTTTTTGTTCGTCCTGCTTTGCCACCAGCGTTTGGATCATTGATGTATTTTTGCAACAAATCACGGACTGTTATTCCGGTTGCATCATCAGATGATGGGAGACCATAAAGATCCAGTTCCATAACCCTCTGGGATCCCCATGTTTTAGCATGCGCCTGTTTTGGGAAGGTTTTACTTTCTCTGAATGTGATAACGCCTTTTTCCTTAATAAGCACGGTACAGCGGTAGCGTGGAGTGCCATCAGATTTTAGTCGTTTCTCTATGTTATAGTATGCCATTACTCTGTCTCGTCATTTCAGGTTCCCATACGTATGGGGGCCTGAGTGGGAACCTGATAAGAGAAAAATATACTTAAATGTCAAAAAATGCACGGTAATCTTAAGATGATAAAAACCAGCCAAACCAGCGCAATGCCTGAAAATACTGACAATCACTGGAATGGTCGGTTTAGTGTTGCTCCTATGCTCGACTGGACGGACAGACACTGCCGCTACTTTTTGCGCTTACTGTCCAGCCAGACGTTGCTCTATACGGAGATGGTAACCACCGGCGCGATCATTCATGGTAAAGGCGATTATCTGGCGTATAGCGAAGAAGAGCATCCGGTCGCATTGCAACTGGGCGGGAGCGATCCTGCGGCGCTGGCGCAGTGCGCAAAGCTCGCTGAACAGCGGGGTTATGACGAAATCAATCTCAACGTGGGTTGTCCTTCCGACCGCGTGCAGAATGGCATGTTTGGCGCCTGTCTGATGGGGAATGCGCAACTGGTCGCCGATTGCGTCAAAGCAATGCGCGACGTGGTGTCGATTCCGGTAACGGTGAAAACGCGTATCGGCATTGATGACCAGGACAGCTACGAATTCCTGTGCGATTTCATCAACACGGTATCTGGCAACGGCGAATGTGAGATGTTTATTATTCACGCCCGCAAGGCCTGGCTATCCGGGTTAAGCCCGAAAGAAAACCGCGAGATCCCACCGCTGGATTATGACCGTGTTTATCAGCTAAAGCGTGATTTCCCGCATCTGACGATGTCGATCAACGGCGGCATTAAATCGCTGGAAGAAGCAAAAATTCATCTGCAACATATGGATGGCGTGATGGTGGGGCGTGAAGCTTACCAAAACCCAGGAATTCTGGCGTCCGTTGACCGTGAGATTTTTGCTGCTGCCACCGAAGATGCCGATCCAGTTGCCGTGGTGCGCGCCATGTACCCGTACATTGAGCGTGAACTGAGTAAGGGAACCTATTTGGGACATGTGACGCGCCATATGTTGGGGCTGTTTCAGGGGATCCCTGGGGCTCGTCAGTGGCGTCGCTATCTGAGCGAAAATGCGCATAAAGCCGGGGCAGATATTAACGTACTGGAGCATGCGCTGAAGCTGGTCGCTGACAAGCGTTAAGTTTTCGCCAAAAGTTAGTTAATTTCACCACGCCCTGCGCTTTGTCGCGGGGCGTTTTCTTTATAAATCAATACATTATTTTTGGCATGTTTCTTGTAAAGCAATGGAGAGAATTTCATTTCGGGAGAGAGCCATGCTGGAACTACTTTTTGTGATTGGATTTTTTATCATGCTGATGGTCACCGGCGTATCTTTACTGGGCGTTCTGGCTGCATTGGTCGTAGCCACCGCAGTGATGTTTCTGGGCGGACTATTTGCCTTGATGATTAAACTGTTGCCCTGGCTGCTACTGGCTGTTGCCGTGGTGTGGGTTATCAAGGCGATAAAAGCGCCAAAAGTCCCACAGTATCAGCGCAATAACCGTCGATTTTACTAA